ACGAACAGCGTCATACCATCCCAGCCGCTTTGTATAGGCGGTTGAGTCACTAGGATGGTACGCGGCGCGCCACCATTGTGCATATTCAAACCTATGACGACTGTAATTGTCGTCTTTTTCAAGGCTTGATGTTGGCACAATACATTTTACCTCGTCTCTCTGCCACCTGGAACAAGTAGTATTATCCACTTGTCCTGTGTACAGACGCCGTCGTAAATGGTGGTTCCGTTCGTCCTCTGGTCTTGTTGTATAGAGACCAAATTCCTCGCGGCGTGACGTAAACCTTATAGGGTTACGTCCTCCATTACGATTCTTGTCGACCCCCTCGATAGGGATCTCCAGAACCTTGTGAACACAGCATCGCTGCAGATTGCGATAACCAAAATCGCCTGCTCGATTTGCCAAGTCCACAATAGCGGCTACAGTCCGAAGATCTGTCACTTTTGTGAAGTGATTGACCTTAAACTGAAGCGGGGTAATATCTTCACCATTCCAAGCATAAAGTCCGCAAGACTCACGGACTGCTTGAGAACTAGTGAAGCTTTTCTCCTCATTCACTTTGAAACCGAGTGTTTGAAGAGTGTGGATAATATTCGGTGTGTTTCTACTGTCACACAGAATATCGTCGCCGTAGACGCGAAGAGGCTGAAGTTTTTCGTAGACATTGTTAGGTCTGCGATTAACGTGTGCTCTGAAGAAACTCTTCAGATCTTTTAAAAATTGCACACTTTCAGTCCAATTCGGTCCAAGTACTGAACGTAGATACTCTCTTATTCCAACCACAGTATAAATAATACACTGTGTTGGGAAGCAAACGGCACTTCCCATTGGAGCGAACTTTCTAACCTTTAGCGTCTTTTTCACTTCTCCGTCTTTGTACATGACGGTAGATGAACGAGTAGCTAAGAAAAAGGATAGAATGTGACGTGGAAAAATATCACGCACGAGTTCAAGAGAGACCGAATCTGACGCGGCGGACAAATCAATCGTATCGATTAATCCGTTAATAGACCCGACCATACAAGCGTCGCGGTTTAGCGTCTGATCTTGGATGTCTATGAAGGCACCCAAGAAACCTCCGTCTATGCTATCCTCGAGCATATATCTCACTGCTTGTTGGAAGTACATTAGAACGGATGGTTCACGGCAGATACTGCGCATGCTCTTGCTCGTTTTGGGCACGAACATTAACTCTGCAGGTCGCAGAGCGCGCGGTTTCTTATCGTTTCTTGCCTGGATCCAGTCTTCCCAATAGGGAACGACCTTGACTGGATCGTGTGCGAGTCTTTCTTGATGGGGCAAATGCCCTTGATCAAGGAAGAACACGCGATCTACTTGAGGATCATATTCGATTTGTTTCAACTTAAATCGCGTTGATCTTCCACCTCCACTGACCGTACCCGGACCGTTCTTGCCCATGAAGGGCAAAGTTTTCGGTCTTGGGAGTAGCCAAGATAGAAGTGTGCGCAACTCGCCTGTAATTTGACGATCTAGCGCTAAAGTAGACAGCCTTTGTTCGACATCGAGCCACTGGCGTAAGGCCTGTGGTTCTAATGCATCGTTCTTTATTGTGGCCTTCTTACCAAAGGTAAGAAAGGTCAACAAGAACTGCATGCACCGTGCATCGCCATTCCTATACCATTCTAGATACTCTCGGAAAACCGGAGTATTTTTGAAGGCGGGGATGAAGGGACCAGTTGTGGACCCTATGCCATACAGATGACAAGAAGTTAACATCTGTTCAGCAAGCGAAGCAAATCGATCGGTTGTATCTTCGAGAGAATTATCAAGAAGAGACTGGTGAAAATCCCTGAAAAGTTTCCAGGGC